CAACTTCTACAAGCCTGGGGTGACGGAGTACAAACCACCGTTCTTCCAGTTCGACAAACCAATCACCCGGACTGTCTGGGGTAACGTCCTGCGGAGTGGCATCGAGTTCCTCAGCCTGGCTGCTGTGACCCGCAGGGCGGCTAGACCTGCTGCTGGTCTGCTCTCGAAGGCTGGTCCTGCCGGTAAGGTGGCTGCCAAGCCGCTCCAGTTCCTCAGCAGCGAGGGAACCACCAGAGCTGGACGGGTGGCCCGTAGCGCTGCTTCTGGCGCCGTTGGTGACCTGATCAGCAACCAGTCCCAGGAGGGCAACATCGCCCAGATGCTGGGAGAGATGAAGCCTGAGTGGAAGAACGCTTTGGCGCCGATCTCGACCTCAGCTTCCATGTCTCCGGCCCAGCGTGCCCTGATGAACACGGGGGAGAGCCTCGGCATTGGGGGCCTGATCGATGTCGGCCTGGAAGCTGCTGGAGCGGCCATTCGGGGCGTCCGCAACACAGTCAACAGTCCGAGGAAAAAGCCTCCCAGCGCTGAAGTCACGCAGATCTACCAAGACAAGCGTCTGCAGGAGATCAAAGAGCAGGAGGAGGTCGCATACCAAGGTCTGACTAGGCGGGTTGAGGAGTTCGCACGAAAGAACGTTGAATCCACTGCTCACCGCACAGCCAAGAAGCAGCTGCTGACGGATGAGACCTTTGCCGAGTGGCAGGCCCGAGTCCGAGCTGAAGGCACGAGCCCCTGGGACACGCTTCCTCAAGAGAAGAAGCTGGAGCTGATGCAGGCTGAAGCCAAGAAGCGTGACCTCGACTGGGGACCACAGCGCAACTACCAGGCCCGACAGGTCGCACAATCTGAGCAGACCACTGACGTTGCGGTTGACCGCATCACTCGTGGGGAGGTGACCCCTGATGACGCCTTCGTCTACGAGGGTGGTACTCCCGAGCGCGGTAACGTCCTGAGCGCTGACCAGGACCCCATGGCCACTCTCCGGGACATGGAGGTGATCAGGCGTGACCTGACCCAGGCTGATGGCTCTCCCAGGGCTGTGCTGACCGACGCCCAGATCAAACGGATGGAAGTTGGTGCTCCAGGGATGACAGCGCTGGAAGCTGAGAGGCTGTCTGAGTTCTACGCTGCCCAGCCGGACTTCCAGAAAGCCTACGGTGCGAAGGCAGTCAAGTCGATCCAACGAGACCTGCTGGACATGCAGGTTCGAGTAAACGAGTTCCTGGATGACTCTGGAAACTTCAGGACCGGAGAGATCAGTGATGCTGACCTTGTTGACTTCCTGGGCTCCCTTGGCAATGAAGTTGGCGGATCTAAGTTCGGCGGCAACCTTGTAGAGGGGAACGAGATTCTCAACACCTCTCAGTTGATCGCAACTGACGTCCTGGTTGGTTCTCTTCTGAAGCAGGTTCGGGACATCTCTCGTGCAGCCAGCAGCGTTGCGTCAGAAGTTGATGTCATGGATAAGGACAGCCTTGGTGACATGATCTTCAGCCGAATTGCTACTCTCGCTCGGCTAAGGAAAGAAACCTCGATGCTGAACAGCTACAGCTTGAGGATGATGTCTGCAGGTAAGGATGGCTCCAAGGCCAGCGCCCTGAAAGACGTCAACTTCATGACGGAGCTGTCTGAGGCTTCTGATGCTGCTGTGTCTCAGGTGAACCTCCTCAAGCAGGCGCTCAAAGACGATCCCAGCGATCAGCTGCTGAACACCTACCTGGAGTTCCTGGCGGCCGGCGGTGATCGCATCAGCACCTGGAAGGATCTCGACGCCTTCTTCAAGCGGAAGCTCCACGGATACCGTGAGGGCGACCAAGGAGAGAAGAATGCGATTGTCCGGGAGCTGCAGGCGATGCAGGTTCACAGCCTGCTCTCTGGCCCCAGAACCGCCATCCGGGCTTGGACTGGCACTGGCATCGCCACCTTCATGCGTCCTGTCTCTGCCATCGTTGGCAGCTTTGGCGACTACCTGAAGGGTAATGATCAGGTCACCCGCAGCGCCTTTGCTGGCATCGGTGCCATGCAGGAGTCTCTGGGTGAAGCTTGGTCCTTCGCCAAGCAACGGTGGTCTGGTCAGATCATGGGAGACACTCCAGTGGCGCGAAGCATCACGGAGGACATCGAATACTCCCAGATGAAAGATATGGAGTGGAAAGCCGTTGGTGAGTACGTCAACAACTATGGATCTCTGGGGGATCAGTGGGCGTACTACACGGCTAACCTCATTCGTGGACTGAACAAGGCTCCGATGCTCAACTGGAGCGCTCGGGCTATGGCAGCAGGTGACCAGTTCTTTGGTCATCTTCTGGCAAGGGCTCGGGTTCGGCAGATGGCGTTCAACGAGGCATACAACACCCTCAAGGATGCCAAGGGTTTCGTGTCGGATTCGGACGCTAAAGACCTGACCCGTCTCCTGGAATCCAAGTTCCAGCAACAGGTGTGGTCTGCAGATGGTCAGCTGACGGATACCTTCCTGAAGAGGGCTCAGGAGGAAGTCTCTCTGACACAGGACATCGGCGGCTTTGCTGCTGACTTCGAGCGTGGTATCGAGAAGGCTCCGATTCTGAAACCGTTCCTGCTGTTCGTCAAAACGAGCGTCAACTCTCTGCGCCTGGTGTCGAAGCACACTCCCCTCCTGAACCGAATGCTGGAGGAGGTACACGACGTTCGCACCCTGCCCTGGGATGACCCCAAGATGCTCAGCAAGTATGGCGTGAGGACGCCTGAAGACCACGCTGAACTGCTGGCCATCACCAACGGCCGTGTGGCCCTGGGGTATGCCGCCACAGCTGTTGCCAGCACCCTGTACCTGAATGGGCACCTGACCGGTAACGGTCCGTCTGATCGAGAGCTGAGGAACACCTGGACTCGTGTGGGCTGGTCTCCACGATCGATCAAGATTGGAAACCAGTATGTTGGCTACGACGCACTGGAGCCGTTCAACACCTTCCTCTCTACGGTGGCTGACATCGGTGATGCCTCCAAGGAGATGGGTGAGAACTGGACCCAGGATCAACTTGGGCGCCTCGGTTACGTCATTGGGATGAACGTGACCAACAAGACCTTCCTCGCTGGCATGCAGCAGTTCATGGACCTGATCAGTGGTCAACGGCCTGAGAGCGTCATCGCCAACGTGATGAATGGCACTCTGCCATGGTCTGGCTTCCGCAATGAGCTGGGCCGACTGCTTCAGCCGGGGATGAGGGAGCTGGACAACGGCATCACTGAATCGCTCCGCAACCGAAACCTCTGGGCTGAGTACCTGGCTGGGCCTGATGGAAAGCTTCCCTACCGATACGATGTGCTGAACGGGTCGATCATCAAGGACTACGACGTCCCGACTCGACTGTTCAACATGGTGTCTCCGATCCAGATCAACCCTGGAGTATCGCAGACCAGAGAGATGCTGTTCCGATCCGGCATTGACCTCAAGACCTCCTTCAACACCGGTCCCAACGGTGAGGTGCTGACAGCCAAGATGAAGTCGGAGTTCAACCGAACTCTTGGCCAGCAGAACATCGAGAAGGAGTTGGAGAAGCTGTTCAAAAACCCCCAGATCGCTGAATCCATCATCCAGATGGAAGCCGATCGTGCGGCTCGCATCCCCTTCACTGCAGACGACACCCTGCACGGTAAGGAGATCAACCGGATCATCTACGAAGCTAAGAAGAGAGCGTGGTCTGAGCTTGTCGCCACCAACGCAACTGTTCAGGCTGAGGTTCAGAAAGCCGATCTCAAACAGCTGTCCACCAAGTCTCGTCAAGCTGGAGACGCACAACGAGCAAACGCACTCCTACAGTGGGCTAATAAGTAATGTCCATCACTCAGAATAACTACACGGGGAATGGAGTTACTAAACTCTATTCCTTCTCTTTCCCTTACCTTGAGACTACTGACATCAGGGTAAGTGTGAATGGCGTAGACACCACGGCGTTTACGCTGGCAAATGCAACCACCGTCGAGTTCATCACTGCTCCTGCTGACGGATCGGCCATCCGCATCTACAGGAACACAGACGACACGCAGCTGGCTGCTACCTTCTTTCCAGGATCAGCAATTCGATCTCAGGACCTGAACAGCAGCTTCACTCAGACGCTCTACAGGATTCAAGAGATTGGAGACTACTCCATTCAGGATTCTGGCAACATCACGCTGCAGGCGAACTACACCTTCTTGTACTCGCCTAGTGGCCCTACGCCTGTCAACAACAACCACTTTGCAACCAAAGGGTATGTTGACGGGATTGCACTTAGTACCTCTGTACCTGACGGTAACCGTGGTGACATCACGGTATCTGGTAGTGGGGCTGTGTGGACTCTCAGTAACAACGCAGTCACCTCAGCCAAGATTAACGATGGTGCAGTGACTCCAACCAAGCTCAGTCTCTCGTACCGAGTAGGGTACACATCCACTACTACGGCTCTGAGCAAGACTCTTGCTAACAGAGAGTTTTGTACTGTCACGGCTGCTGGAGTTACGCTCACTCTCCCTAGCTCACCGGCAGCTGGAGCAGAAGTAGCGGTGTCAGTTGCGGGTACGTTCACAAACACCGTGATAGCTCGCAACGGCGCCAACATCATGTCACTTGCAGAGGACATGACCCTCAATACTGCGTTTGCAACAGTGACGCTCTTTTATGTTGACGCTTCTAATGGTTGGAGGATTATCTGATGAGCGTTCTTACTCAATTCCTGCCCTCTAGTGGGGCTATCAACTTTCAAGAGTTCACCAGCAGTGGTACATGGACTAAGCCCAGCGGTGCAACCACTGTACTGGTTGAGCTGTGGGGAGCTGGTGGAGGCGGTGGCAGTGGACGCCGAGGTGCTGCTGGTTCAACCAGATCTGGCGGAGGCGGAGGCGGAGGTGGGTCGCATACTTACTGTCTCTTTAAGGCCAGCGACCTAGCTTCTACAGTAACTGTGACTATTGGTGCCGGAGGTACTGGTGGTGCAGCGGTTACAGCCGACGCTAACGGAAACAATGGTAATGATGGTGGTAATAGCACCTTTGGGTCTCTCTTAACTGCCTTTGGTGGCGGTGGTGGCCAAGGTGGTACATCTGCAGCAGTAACTGGTGGTGGTGGTGGTGGTATAACTGGTAAAGCTACAGGCATTGCAGGTGGTGCGCCACAGATTGGATCAACTGTGGACCAGTCGTTTGGTGGTGGTACCTCTCCAACAACCGCCAATGGTGGAACCAGCGGGTTCGGTGGCGGGGCTGGAGGTGGCGTACCGAGTGGATCAGCCATCAATTATGCTGGAGGAACCAGCTTTTACGGTGGTGCTGGTGGTGGAGCTGGCGGCACAATAGCTGTTAGTAATAGTATTGTGGCCCCTGGTGCTGGTGCTGTTGGAAAACTCAGCTCTGGCGGCAATGGTGGAGCAGCTTCTGCTTCTGCCAACGCACCTACTGGTTCCACAGGAGGACTTGCGTCTGGCGGCGGCGGCGGTGGCGCTGCTACAGGCTTCAGCTCAGGCGCTGGTGGTAACGGTGGCGGTGGTCTTTGCCGTGTTTACTCCTGGTAATTGACATGAAATACTCTCTACTTGACGACACGGGCCTTTGTGTCAACTGCACGGTTTGGGACGGCACGAACGACTGGCAGCCACCTGAGGGTCAGACTCTCGTCCCTGGTGATCTGCAGATCGGCTCTCGATACGAGCAGGACCCAAATACTGATGAATGGGTTCTGGTTGAATCCCCGACTTTGACACCACCCACCCCAGAGTGGGTTCAGTTTGCTGCCATCCTTGCAGCTGACCAACAAGTCAACACCCTCGTAGCTACTGCCGCTTCGGCTGCCCCGGTACTTCACCTGATGCTGGGCGTTGGTCTCGGTCAAGCTGCTCAGGGTGACACACAGACGTTCCTGGTGGCGTGGGCAAGTGCGCGTGATCTTGGTCTCATCAGCCCTGGATTAGTCACCCACGTTACAGAGATCGGCTCATCGTGCAATCTGCCTCCTGAGTTTCTACTACAACTTAACTCTTAACCCATGGCTGCCTACACGGAAGTCCCTAGCACTCCCCAACCAACTCCTACTGCTACAACCGATCCACTAGCCATTGCATTCCTCTTCCTGTTCGCTGCTTCTGAGATCATTGGGAACAGCAAGCTGAAGGCGAATGGCGTCATTCAACTCATCATCCGTCTGATCAACAGCTTCAAACCTGTTCGGAAGGAAGATGAAGTCATCAACAACCTTCACCAAGATATTCGTGAGCTGACTGAAACAGTCGAAGAGCTGCGCGAAGCGGTGAAGCCCAACAAGCGAGGAATCTGGTGACAAGTAGACTGCTTCCTGTCAAGCAGTATTACCCACAGACTGATTCAAAGACTTCACACGGAAGTCGGATGTGCTTCAGCTCCACCTGTGCAATGGGGCTGAAGTATCTCCTTCCTGACTCTCTGAAGGGTACTAATGCTGACGACGATTACCTCAAGCGAGTTCTACAGTTTGGGGACACAACTGAATACACTGCTCAGGTCAAAGCTCTGCAGACCTATGGGGTGAACGCAAAGTTCTCCACCAACGGCAGCCGACAGGTCATCGAATCTGAGATCAACAAAGGCTACCCAGTAGCTGTCGGCTTCCTCCATCACGGCCCCTCCTCAGCACCTCGGGGTGGTGGTCACTGGATCCTGGCGGTGGGCTACACCGACACCCACATCATCTGCCACGATCCCTACGGGGAGCTGGACAACGTGAATGGTGGCTACGCCAAGATTGGATCTGGAGGCAAAGAGGTCCAATACTCCTGGAAGAACTGGCTCCCACGGTGGGAGGTGGATGGCCCCGGCAGCGGCTGGTACCTGACCTTCCGGGCGCTGACTCCGATTCCAACCACCTACACCAACGACTGGAACGGGATCATCAAGGCTGCCATCACCGCTGGGTCGAAGTGGCCTGAAGTGGTCGCTGCTCAATGGGCTCTGGAGTCGGGCTGGGGCAAGCACACCTCCGGCAAGAACAACTACTTCGGCATCAAAGGCCAGGGCACTGTGGTGCAAACCACTGAGTTCATCAATGGGAAGGAAACGTCCATCCGTGATGAGTTCAAAGACTTCAACAGCCTCTATGAGTGCATCCAGTGGTTGGTGAACCGCTGGTACAGAGACTACGGCGCCTACCGAGGTGTGAATCGAGCACGGTCCACTCAAGAGTGCTGCAGGCTACTGGTCGATGAAGGATATGCCACCGATCCTGAGTACGCAACAAAGCTTATCCGCATTATTCAGGAGAAAGGTGACAGTCGTTGAATCGTTCCTAGCGGCCCTGGTTTCTGCAATCATCAGTGGAGCCGGGACAGCTTTCCTTGGAAACATGAAGCTGAATGCACGAGTAGCTGCTGTGGAGCTGAAGGTGGCTGAGAAGTATGTGGCCAAAGAGGATCTCTACGTCTCGATGGCCAAGTTTGAAGAGCACCTGATTCGGATCGAAAATAAGTTCGACCAACTACTCTTGAATACCAATGGCAAAGAAGGCAACCGAGGATAGGTTCAACCTACTCCACAATCTTCTCACAGAGGCCCACATCAAAGCCCTGGAGAACGGTGAATACACGGCTGCTGACCTCAAGGCAGCTGCTGACTGGCTCCACAAGAACGACATCAGTGGAGTGGCGCTCGAAGGCTCTCCTCTGGACAACCTCAGGCGACTGGTTCCGGTGGTGAACCCTGAGGACGTGCAGCGGAGGGTCAGTGGCGCCTAGGAAAACGAACCGGCCTGGGCGGACGGCGAGCTACTACCGCAGGAACCCAGAGGCCTACCAGCGCAAGCTGAAGTACGACACCAAGTACGGCAAGGCTCCAGAGAAGAGAAGCTACCGATCTGAGCTGAAGATCGCCCGAAGGAAGCGTGGAATCGACGGCAAAGGCGGCCCTGACCTCTCGCACACCACCGATGGACGACTGGTGCTGGAGAACCCCAAGACGAACAGAGCCAGGAACGGTCACGGTGACAACGGTCGTCTGAAGAAAGCATGACCCCGTTGCTCCCCCACCCCGATCTCTACCTCCACAACTTGATCGCCATGACTTCAACTGAAGCTAGACGGATGCGGAAATACGCAATCAAGGAACACTGGCACTTCTGCTGTGCCTACTGCGGAGAGAAACATGACCCAGATGCACTCACGATTGATCATGTCCGTCCGAGAGCATTCGGCGGATCAGACTTCACACACAACCTCGTCCCAAGTTGTGCAAGGTGCAATCGGGCCAAGGGTAGCAACAACTGGCTGAACTGGATGCGCGAGACATTTGGTCCCCGTCCAGATCGAGAACAACTCATCCTTCAATGGATTAACTAATACATATGGCTACCAAGCGAAACTACACTACTTCCGCTGATCGTTCCAAGGGGAAGACTAATAAGCCAATCACAAGAGGTCAAGAGCCGTTCCGTTCTAATCGTCAGCGTGTCTCTACTGCCCAGGTCAGCAGCTCTGAGACCCGAGCCAGTGGAGGCACCGCCCGAGTTACCCGGAACCAGGATAGTCGTCGTCCTCCCAGCGGGGCTGGCCGGGTGGACAACACCAACGTGGGGCCCCAGTCCACTGGTCGTCAGCTCCCTCCTCAGGGTGGGACCAACGCCGGTAGCGCACGAGCCTCCAACGAGCGGGCCTGGACACGAGATCGAGGTGCCCGAGCACAGCTCCAGAGGGGCATGACCAACCTGGCCAGGGGTGCTGCCCGCATGGCTGGTGTCGATCGACAGAGCGTGGCTGGTCGCAAACTCGATGCTGCTGCCCAGGGCACCCGAGGTGATGGTGTTCGGGAGGGTCGTCCCCGTCCTGAGCTTGGCCGGCCCCGGAC